TACACCTAAAAGCATTTGTTGAATAGGACTCATAATTAATAACCTCCTTGTGTGTTAGTTAGTAGGTACATTTATGACAACCCTGCACCTGAGATGTAGGCAGCACCACCAGATCGGAACCATATAGTAGCCATTCCTCTTCCAGACAAGGTTCTATTGCCTGTACTGGCATCAGCAGCATTGTATAGATTGCTAATTGTTGCAGTAATAGTCTGATCAGAACCACTATTATTGATGATTGTTACGGCATCTCCAGCACTAAAGACATTATTTGGAACTGTAACTCCACCACTACTAATACTTATAGCTTTACCAGCGTCACCAGCAACTAATGTATAAGCAGAAGATTGAGTATTAGAAGGTATAGAACGCAGGTTGCCTTTGCTGTCTGATACCGTTCCACTGGGGAATGCGACTGCTCCAGCAGATGTAATTGTAAATCTATTTGCATTATTAGTAATATCTCTAACGGCAAACTCACCATTGGCGTTTCTTATTTGCCAATCGCTATTACTATCTGTATCGTTTAATTCAATTACTGGATATGTACCGTCTATATGGAGTTCATTTGCAACACTTACCTGTCCAGCAAACGTGGCGTTTTGTGAGCTATCGAGGGTTAGGGCTAGTGTTGCATTTGAAAATATTTTTAAGTCATTAGTATTGTGATGATATTCAATTGCACCTCTATATTCATCAGCCCCACTTGTGCCATCTGAGAAAAATAGACGTCCACCATTTGAAGTACCCGATCTAATTGTTATTCCAGTATCACCTGAAGTTGCAACCGTTAAATCATCTGCGCTTGACAAACCTTCCGTAGTCGTTCCTAAAAGTAGCCTCCCCGAAGAATCGAGCCGCATCCGTTCATTTGCTCCATCTGTTCTGAAATTGATGCTTGCAGCTTGCCTATTTGTAATAATCAACTCATTACTAGAGTGATCCACCATTATGTCAGAATTTCTCGTTCCAGCTTCGTAAAAATCTATTGAAGGTGTTGCGGCTGCATCAATTCTGAGTTTGCAATTTCCACTACTGGTTTTTAAATGCAATACCTCTTCTGGAGCCGTAAGGCCAATACCAACCCGATTATTCGTAGCGTCAACGTGAAGTGTATTTGTATCGACTGTTAGGTTTCCACTGATACCAAGTGAAGTAAGCGTTCCAAGAGAAGTAATTGCAGATTGAGCAGCACCCGTAACCGTTGCAGCACTTCCAGAAGCATTACCAGTTACATTTCCAGTCAGGTTTGCAACAAAGGCACTAGCACTCTTATCCCATAACCCATTACTGCTATCCCCCGTGAAGGTTACGTCATTCGTAAATGTGCCTCCCGCGAGTGGCATTTTGGTTGAGTCGGTGACGCTATCAGCAGCCCATTCAAGATTTGTTGGCGTACTACTTCCAGCCTTGAGAACATAACCAGCCGAAGGAGAATTATTTGGAAGAGTCAACGATACATCTCCCGCAAGTGCCGCCGCTGCTTTAAGAGAGATATAGTGATCACCCCCCGCGTCTGCTTCTCTAAAACGCAATTCCTTCTGATTGTCTAGCGTGATATTGCCTGTTAAAACACCTCCTGATTTTGGCAACGCCGCATCGGCTGTTGTTTGTGCCGCGTCCGCTGCGTCTTTGCAAATTTTAATTGCAGCCGGGGTTGCCGCTTTGGTCGCCGATGTAGAAGTAGTTGCGCTTGATAACTGGACACATCCGGCCTGTGACGTACTTGCTACGTCGATTTTCGAGGCCGAGATTCCAGCGCTGGCGTTGATGTCTGAATTGCTTATGGAACCTGCTACATATGAAAACGCACCCGCTGAAGTAAGGGCTATATCTCCTGAAACTGTTACCGCTGTTATTGCTCCTGTTCCACTTGCTCCTACTAAAATTTGACCCGGTGAAACTACGGCTATTTTTGAAAGCGCGATTGCTGCTGTTGCGCTTATGTCGGCATTAACAATCGTTGCATCAGTGATCATTGCCGAGGTAACGACCCCAGTTGACCCCGTTGAAACTAAAGTTCCTGTATTATCAGGCAGGCTTAGAACACGATCAGCAGTTAGAGGATCAATATTTTGTAGCGTCGTTTCATAGTCGTTCGCTGTTGATCCCTCAAACTTCAAAATACCTGTCGTACCAATTTCTAAAGTACCCGTGATAACGTTAATTCCAGCCTTACCAACTTTCTCATCGTCTAATTCTTGAATAACCGCCTGAGCGTTAGTTGAAGCAAGATTTTGATATGGAGTAAAGGAAATATTCGACGCAGTTTGACCAGCAATTGCATTTGAAACATCGACTAGATCCCATGAGTTAGTGCCGTTACTAACCAACATATCGGGCGGCGCTAAAGCTACATTCGGAGCATTTCCTGTTCCTGTTCCACTATCCGATACGACAACATAAACTCGTATATTTGTGGCGCTAGGGCTTGGTAATCCTGAACCTGTTTGAAGTCCGGCGGCTGCGCCTGCTGTTGTTACTGACGCAACCTTATTCTGCCCTGACGCTGCATTGTATGTACCTCCATAGATCAGCTCGCCACCCGTAATCGTTACAGCCTGCCAAGATGATCCCGTCCATATATATTCATCGCCATGATATTCGTCCCAGAACCGTTGTCCTTTAAAGGATGCCGTTGGAAATGTAACGATATTGCTAGTTGATCCGGGGCCGCCAAATAACGTTGTACTTGCATCTGAAAGCAGCGCCCCTCCTATCGCATTATTCGCAATTCTTGAAATATTTAAAGTTCCACTCGTTAATAATGCAGCGCTAATATTCGGGATCTCGGCGGCGGTGATCGCTCCGGCTGATGTAACCAGTCCCTTGTCGTTTACGTTGAACTTAGTGAACCCGGTTCCGGCTGTAACTCCGCTAACTGAAATGGAAAGAATACCTGCTGAATCGACGGTTAAAGGTGATGATGTACTAGGAACTTTGATCGCGCCAACTGCCGTTGTACTTGCTACAGGCAGAGAAGCACTAGGAACGGTTGCACTAACAGAAGTGACCTGACCAAAGGCATTTACAGCGATCCCGCGAGTTGTATGTGCAGTAACAGTTGAGGCCAGCGAAAGATCGCCAGAACCCGAAACCGATAACCCGCCTGAACTTGGAACTTTAACGACACCAACCGCCGATGCAGTAGCCAAGACGCCACTTAAATCACTTGCTTGAATAGCTGCTATCCCTGTACAAATTCCCTGATTTGAGAACGTCAAGCCGAGGGAAGTAGCCCCGGTAATTGTGTTATTAATTGAAAGAACGTTGCTATTAATAGCAAGACCATTACCAACCGTTGAAGCGTCTAACTTGCTTGCGGGTACACTGCCAGCCCTTAATTTTGTAGCCCCGTCTATACCTGTTGTACTACTGCTACTTGTCTCAATCTTGTCATTTACTATGGCGCCAGTTTGTACTGCCCCGCTGTCTACGGCGTTGTTTGCTAACTCAGATGCGCCCACGCAATTTGCTCCGAGCTGAGTTGAAGTCAAACTATCTGCAACTATTTTTGATGCGTCAATACTTCCCGCAAGTTGAGCATTTGTTATTGTTCCAACTAAATTTGTTGTCTTATATCCTGTTGCATCTTGTAGATCAAAGGCAGGGTGAGGGTCGCTGCTACCTAAAGAAACACTTATCCCACCAAAAGAAACAGATGAATTAGCTAATTTTGCATTTGCTATCGAACCCGCTAACTGAGCATTTGTAATTGTCCCTGTTAAAGAAGATGTAGGATAATTAGTCGCATCAGTTAAATCAAAAGCGGGTGTTGCATCAGCCGCGCCAAGACTTACAGAAATCCCGCCGAACGAAACAGCAGAGGAAGCAAGCTTAGAAACTGCTATTGACCCTGCGAGCTGGGCGTTCGTTATCGTGCCTGTTAATGCAGAGGCAGGGTAGCCAGTGGCATCACTTAAGTTAAAAGCCGGGGTTGTATCTGACGCCCCCAACGCAACGGAAACGCCGCCGAAATTAACAGAAGAGTTAACCAGCTTTGCATTTGTAACCGTTCCATCTGTTAACGATGCCCCTGAATATCCCGCCGCTATTTTCGATGCTGCTAAACCACCTGTACTTAAATTTGAAAATATTGCTGTTGCTAAATTCGCTGTAGTTATCTTGCGCGTTTCCGCAGCCGTTACATTGACAATTGCAAGGGGAAAAGTTGACGCAACCGTTCCAGTTTCTTCGGGTAACTGCGTAATCTGCTGATCAGCCATTTTTTACTCTTTTAACCTTTGCTTACATATTAACTGCCTTAAGCATACTTAGAAATATTACCCATCATCTTCTAAGAAAATCTTATCGCCTGACTCTTGCAATATCTTATCTGTATCCTGTTTCAACAAGAATCCCGGTGTTGCTCCAACTCTCATTTCAAACTGCCCAGAAGTAACGAAAGAAATATTTGCCGCGACAATCTGCGAAGGTGAAACATCAATACCGCAATTTGTAATGATCGCGTTAGCTTCATACCAACAGTTATTACTTGATGTCCCTGATTCTCTGTAAATAAAGAAGCGCCCTATAAACTCAGACCCGCTATTAAGGCGCATTAAAAGCCTTGCTAAATAAACTGAAAATTCTTGGTTATATGTAAAACCCGGATCAGTGGCTACATATCGATGCTCAAAATCTGCGCTTATTTCCCCTTGCCCTTGTATCCGTCCAGATTTATACATTTGCTGAAATTCATCGCCCAATAAATCAACGTTTATCGTTTCTCTTGTTGTAGTGAAATTAAATTCCCTTATTCTTGCTAATGGTCTAAAAGCAGCGTCGTTTGTCTCAACGATAATATCTTTGGTTGTTGATGGCGCGGTTAACGTTAAAGCGTTTGTAGTCCCGCCCTCTACTGCATGGGGGAAGCTTCCATATAAACGGCATCCACCAATGTCATCAACTGCTACATAACCCGCCCATTCTGCTCCACTATGTCCAGAAACAAGACCTAAAGCCGTTGTTCCATCAGCCGATTTAATTGTTACTTTGTCGCCTGTAATTATGCTTCCTAATAAATTTTCAACACCAAAACGCTTTCTAGTTGTATTAACAGCACTAGGAGCCAAAGACGCCCGAAAGAAATGTCCCGACGTTCTGCGTAATTCTATATATCCAGTTTGTCCAGTTATTACAGGCATTAAACGCTGACCTCTGTAGGCGCTCCATTAACAGTGAATGATCCTGACGCTGTAAATATTTCCCCTTGTGAACAAGTAATCGACATAGAAGTAAATAAAACTTTTACGGTGATGTATTGCAACGTTCCAACGTAATCTTTAAATCCAAGTTTCAATATTGACTCACCTTGTTCGTCTGCAACGCCCCCCTCTGTTGAATCCGTTCTTGGTTTAAATATTTGATTTATTAATGTCTTTGCGTCTGATTCTCCATTAGCGTCGCTGTAATACGCTATTTCGCAATTTCCAGAGAACGAACGAACGCCCTCCTTGAATGTTCGGTCAGTGTCACCTAGAAAGGTTGTGTCGATAGTGTCTTGCGATGCGTTAAGACTCCATGATTTAACACGGGCCACCTCAGTACTTGGTTGGACAGATGGGTTAGTGCTTATCATAAGCACCCCGTCCTTACCTGATGAATACGCCAATTGCTTTTACCAATTCATTACGCATATTGTAATGCTATTAGGCCTAAGCAGAAAAAGTAATTAAAAATTAAGTTCCATCTAAACAAGCAACAAACGAACAAGAGACATTACTAACGCCGGGATAAGTACCGCTTGATACTTGAGGCGCCTTTGCATATCGCCAACGCAAACCCGAACCTAAACCGTTTTCTTGAATATAATTTGTAAGATTGCTAGTTGTTGGTGTAATACCTTTTAAAACATCAGTCCCATTAAAATCTAAGTAATCCCAATCACTATTAATATTTTCGTAATTAGCTAAAATCTGGGCCGCTTGATCGTCATCAATATTTTTAAACGATAAGGAAAGGGAAGCGTTGACCCTTTTGTTGCCATAACGTAAAACAGTCTTAGCCCCGTTTTGAGCTTCAAAAACTGTTTGCGGAAATTCGCCGGGTGAATAGTTCCTACTCGTTGGCGTTATACCTACGGGAAAAGTTCTTTGCGCCATTTAAGTAAAATCGCTTTCTGTCCAGTCTAAAACAGCTAACTTACCTGCGCTTGTTAAAGGAACAAAAGAACCAGCTAATTCAATTAATCCATCTTCGCCATAACTTAACGATTCAATTTTATAAATTCGATCTGAAGCGTTGCTTTGCGCTTTCGTAAATACACTTCCTTTTATCCCTGATGGGCCTGTTGCTTTTGTTCCTGATATAGAAATTGAGCCGGATTGAACTTCCCCATTCCTAGCATCATCATTTGGATTCCAATAATAAATACTATCGCCGTTACTAATAGAAGTTTGACTTTGAATTGTGCCATCAGGTAAGACGATGCCATTTGAAAAACGCGAGGTGTGCGTGATTTCCGAGTAAAGCCTAAACATATCGCCGGGGCTGAGTCCTATTACCGACTGAGGGGCAACATTCATTGTTATTCCATGATCAACTAATTGCCTTGTTCTTAAGGCGTACTTTGCAAATCTAGTCGCGTGAGTAGAGGACGTTAACCAATTTGATAAATCGAAGGTCTCGACAGGATCTTGATCTGAACCTCGTTGCCAAGAATTATCAGATTGATTGTTATCAAGACGTAGTGAAATTAATTTATTTTTTGCAAATCCATTTGTTTTTTCTACTCGATATATAACGTTAGCTCTAAACGGTTTGCGTTCCTCTGGACTAAGGAAACTACATTTTAGATCCTTGGTGTTGCCATCAGTAAATAACGCTTTGATCTTTAAATTTGTTCCTTGAGGTGATGCAAACGTCGCACCCCTAACCATTTGATAATTACTTGTGTTA